TTATTTAAAAATATTAGCAACTGCATTTGATGCTGCTGCTTTCATTTCATTATTGTAGTGTAGATACGTTTTCATCACCATTGCAGGCGTATCGCCTAGTAATGATGATACAGTTTTCACATCTAAGCCATTGGCTAATAGCTTTGTAGCATAAGTATGTCTAAGGTTATGTGCTGATAGGTTATCTCCAAAGCGTTTTAAGTATGTGTTTATTTGCCATTTAACACCATTTTTCTTGTATGGGTTTAATACAAGGTCATGTTCAAACTCTAACTCATGTGATTTATACTCTATAAGTATATTCTCCAATATAGGCGGAATTGGCAAAATTCGCACCGAATTGGCGGTTTTGGTTTTCTCAAAGGTAATAACACCTTTACGGAAAGAAAGTTGCTTGTTGATATGAATTTGGCGATTTTCTAGGGATATATCATTCCAAGTTAAACCATATACCTCACTAAACCTCATGCCAGTATATCGTGCTATTTGTAAGAAATAATATGCTTGTGGATATTTCTCACGCATGAACTTTGCGAATTGGTTTAATTCCTCATCGGAAATCGTGTGGATCATACTTTTTCGCTCAATGCGTGGCAACCTAACACCAGTACATGGGTTATCTGAAATTATCTTGTATGGGTTTATCGCTATATAGAATATCCTTTCTACTACCTTATAATACGAATTAATGGTAGTAGGTGATGTAGCCATTTTGTTTATTACATTTTGGATATGTAGTGGCTTAACATCTGACAATTTCATATTGTGAATAGAATTGAAAGCACACACCGCATGACGATACATAACTAATGTATTATGCGTAACGTGTGCCTTTTTTATTTCAAGGAACATATTCGCAAATTCCTTGAAAGTTAATTCTTTTAATTCTGTATCTTTTGTGAGTAGTGCGGTTTTGTCTAACTCTTTAACTATAACGTGTCCGAATTCTTTAGCCTCACGTTTTGTTTTGAACCCTTGTTTAGATTTCTGTTTCCACTTATAGCCGTCTTTGTATGCGACTATGATTTGAAACCCTTTATCTTTTTTTCTGATAGTGAAATTGTATTGCATAATTCACCTCATAATATATGTGTGTAGAAGTTGATGCCCTCAAACTCTATTTCCCTTGCGTGTGCCATGCGTTCTATTAAATCAATATGAGCATGACTATACATATCATCATTTAATATATGACCTATCTCATGTAGTATACCCTTGCGTTGTACATCAATAGGTTTATCGCTATTAACGAGAATGGTGTAAGTACCATCATCGTTTAGTTTTAATACCGCAGTTTGTGTAGGTCTTAACTTAGTGTAAATCAAAACTATATTCATAATACTTAACCCCCTTATGGGAGTATTGTATATCATGAAATGGGAATGAAATTACACATGCTATATGTTAATGTATTCTATAAAACCAAGGCTTGTATTTCTTTGATAATAAATCATAAGCGTATTTACTTGCTAAATTCCCATGATATTTTGTTTTAAGATGCATAAATAAGACTAACTGAGGGTCAAAAGGATAAATATCAGCAATCATTTCTAATTTCTTTAACTCTAAATCGCTTATTTCGTGATTTTTAAGTACTTCTAAATAAAGCAAACGACCACCATTTATATCTATTTCTTTCATAATAAAGTCGCAAATTGTAATATCGTTATCAAATAGGCTCATAGCATAAATATATGTAGCCATATATTCATCTGGGGTTTCGTTTCGCATTTTTTTTGTTTCACATTCGGAATGCCAAATAGAACTAAATTTCTTAAATCCAATCTGGTCATGAAAGCTTGTTGAGTTAGCCAAAATATAAAATGCAATGATGATAACTATTAACAATATAATAAGCGAAAGGATAAACATATTACTTGCCCTCACGTTTCTTTAACATTTCGATAGTGTTTATTACAAAATCAATATCATCTTTTGACATATCCTTACTTGCATCAAATAGCAGTTTAAGGTTTGGGTTATCTTTTACTGCTTGTGCGTATTCTGACACCTTTTGATCATTGTAATAATGTAAACCCATTAAATCTTCTGGTGTTGTATTTAAAGCCTCAGCGAATGCAAATATTTTTGATTGAGCCAAATCAATTTTACCGCTTTCAATTTTAGCAATACTGGTTCTATCTTTATAACCAACTTTTCTTGCTAACTCATCTTGCGACATTTTCAAGTTTTCTCTTAATGTTTTTATATTGTCATATAGTGTCATATCAAATCACCTCTTAACGCTATTATCCATTATGATTTTAAATGTAACGTGAAAAAAAATCAACTTTTTTAGGAAAAAGTGTTGACACATATTCACCATGATGTTATATTATGAGTGTGAATTAAATTCACACATAACAAAATACGAAAGGGGGTGTAGAATGGACACACTCAAAGAAATTATTAATGCTAAAGGTTTTAAGTTAAACTTTGTGGCTAGTGAGTTAAACATCACTAGAAAGGCTTTGTATAAGAAGTTGCGGGGTGATAGCGAATTTAAAGCTAGTGAAATTGCACGTTTGGTTGATATGTTAAGATTGACCAGTAAAGAAACAAAGAATATTTTTTTTAAATAATATAGTGAATTAAATTCACACATAGAGGTGATTAGATGCTAGTACGAAATCAAACGGATCTAAAACTAGCCAACAAACGATATGGACAAACATCCACAAGATTTGGATGGGCTGGACATAACGATGAGTACGCACAATACTGGCGGAAACTCATCAAGGCTAAATGGCATAAACGAAACCAATCAAGATGGAATAAGAAAGTTATTCTATCTTGGGTAAAGTTAGCTAGAACGGCTGATTTACACGCAAGGAACGAAAAGCGATGGAGAGCCTAGTATACACGGCTAACCAAGTAGCAGAACTATTTCAAATTTCACTAACTGCAGTATATGACCTAAGAAATAAAGGCAAGCTAAAACAACTACCGAATGTAAGCGGCGTGAGGTTTAGTAAAAAAGAGGTTGAAGCACTTGCAGGAGTTGAAAGTGAATACTCTGCTATTGGTTACAGAAAATTAAAAAACGAGGTGGAGAGATTAGAAAAAGAAAACCAAAAGTTAAAGCGTGAAATAAAAAAAATCACCAGCCAAATGCTAGTGATTGTAGGAGAAGATTTGAATGATTAAGTTATGTTACGCATTGCGCACCATTGCAGCGATATTAGTTGTTGGTGGAATGGGAAGTCTACAGTTAGACACGATAGACTTTTGGACATTCTTTTGTCAAACAATGTTAGGCATGGTGGTGTGGATATTAGTTGGATATTGGTTAGATGATATCCAATATTACGAAAAGAAAAAAGTCCGCTGTGAAAAGTTTTAGAAGAAGTTTCAGCGGACTTAGTGTAGGAGTATTGGAAAATACTCTACTTGTATTTTAACACAAGGAGAAATAAATGGAAATAAATTTAACACCTATTGTTAGTCAAAACGAACAAGTATTCAAATGGAATAAAGACGAAATTAAAAATTATTTTGAGGCACAGTTAGAAAAGTATAAAGGACTTGTAGTAACAGAAGAAAACTATAAGGACATGGTAAGTGCTAAGAATGAAATCGTTAAGTACAGAACAACACTTGATAAATTCTGTAAAGAGAAAAAACGAGAACTCAAAAGACCGATTGAGTTGTTTGAAGAAGAAGTAAACGAAGTATTGAAAGTTGTTTACGATGCGGAAAAACCACTTGTAGAACAAATTAAATACTTTGATGAAAAAGAGGCGCAAGCTAAAACAGATGCTATTAATAAGTTTATCGAAAAGATGGTTGAAAAATATGGAGTGCGTGAAGAATACGCAAATCAACTTCAACATGATAAACGCTGGTTAAATAAAACGGCAAAGATGAAAGATATTGAAATTTCCATTGAGGGAATGATGATTGAAATCTCAAAGCGTCAACAATCAGATGATGATTATAAACAAATCTTAGCAGAGAAAAAAGGCATGATTGAATTTGTTGTAGATACTTGCAACCAACAATACGAACTTGCGACACCAATCACATTTAATGAGTGTTGGAGCATTGTACAAGATATGCCACTAGATCAGGCTAGAGAGTTAATCAATGCAAAATTTGCAGAGCGAAACGAAATGGAAGAGGCTGCAAGAGCAAGCATCACAAATGAACCAGTTGAAACAATCGAAGTTGTGGAAACAAAAAATGGTTTAACAGTTACTGTTTATGACTTAACCGAAGATGATGCAAAAGATTTAACTGATTTCTTAGAAATGCGTGGTTACAAATATAAAGAGGTATAGATGGATAGTAGATATAATGCGGTAAAAACTGTACCGCAATCAGCGTTAAAGATAATTGACTTTGGGAAACTAAAAGGCAAGTATGATATTTCTCCACAATGGAGATGGGAAATATTAACCGAAGTTTATGGGATGTGTGGTATTGGTTGGTACTTTGACATTGTAGATACAAAAGAAGTGTTGGTAGAGGCTACTGGCGAAACAATGCTTTATGTAAAAGTAAATCTATACATCAAAGATGGCGATGAATGGAGCAAACCAATTCCGGGTTATGGTGGTGATTTCTTAATCTATAAAGACAAAAATGGTTACCACGGAAACGATGAGGCATTCAAGATGGCGGTTACCGATGCATTAGGTGCTGCAGCAAAAATGATTGGTGTAGGTGCTGATGTATATCGAGGCTTGCAAGATACAAAAATCAATGCAGCTGCAGAAAAAGAAAAGAAAGAAAAAGAATTTGACCCTCACAATGCATACGCAATCATATTGAAGATGGCTAATGAACATGGGTTAAATGAAGAACAAGTAGCGCACCAACTAACAGAAATGTTTGGTGTTGGTGTGATTGATAACATTACAAGAAATCAAATGTCAAAACTCTATGACTGGGTAAAAGGTTATGAAGTGGACAACAAGTAATATTGAAACACTCCGTAGTCCGCTAGGTGTAATGGTAGTAATACCAGCACCACATGACAATGATCTAAACAAGCTAGATAAAGATAAAGAATACGTGATTGAAATCAAAAAGAAATCAAAATCACGCAGTATGAACGCTAATGCTTATTGCTGGGTTCTATGTCAAAAGATAGCGGAAGAGTTAAGCAAGACTGGGTACACATCAAAAGAGGATGTGTACCGAAAAGCAATCAAAGATTGTAGCCACTTTAGTTACGTACCAGTACGTGAAGATGCCATAGAAAGATACATTCAAATATGGCAAGGACACGGACTAGGCTGGTTAGCGGAAGATGCTGGTGAATGCCAAAGTCTAAAAGGGTATCACAACATAATGTGTTACCACGGTTCATCGGTATATACAACTGCAGAAATGCAACGGCTTATTGACTGCTTAGTTGATGAGTGCAATCAGCTTGGAATAAAACTTGATGATAGCGATTATATCCAATCATTGGTTAAGGGGTGGGAGAGTGAACAAAAGGAAACGTGAGGACGAGAAACTATATTCAGTAACACGAAAACAAGCCTATGAACGTGATAACGGACAATGCGTTATATGTGGCTACAGGGCGGAACAATGCCACCACATAGTATTTCGTTCACAAGGCGGTTTAAGTGATTTAAGAAATTTAGCTTGCTTGTGTATGCAATGCCACAATCAAGCACATGGAGTGTTTGCAAAAGAGATACGTAAGCACTTATTAGAGGAAGTGGAAAAGAGGACAGATGAGTATGAAAAAAATTGATGTAGTTGAACTATATATAACAAAACGAATTAACTTGTTAGAACGTGAAAATGGCGAATATAAAATTCATCAAAAAGAAATCACCGAACTAAAAGATGTACTAGATGTAATTGCAAAAACAAGAAGTGTTAGATGTGGTAAGACTTTAACCAAGATTAATGGTTTTGATGTTGATAAACTCATCAAACAAACTGTCAGTAGTTTATAAGGGTTAGCCTATGGCAGAACGAAGAATGATGGCAAAGTCCATTATAGAAACAGATATGTTTCTAGATATGCCTACGAGTTGTCAATGCTTATATTTTCATCTATTACTTAGAGCTGATGATGACGGGTTTATCAGTAACCCTAAAAGTATTGTAAGAACATTAAGTGCAAGTGCTGATGATCTAAAACTGTTAATAGCTAAACAATATTTAATCAGTTTTGAAAGCGGTGTAGTTGTAATCAAAGATTGGAAGATACATAACTACATTAGAAATGATAGATACAAAGCCAGCAATGTTCCTGAACGTGAATTGCTAAATATCAGAAAAGATAAAGCGTACACACTAAAGGAAGATGATGGAGTACCTATGATTGATTATGGTATACCAGCTGACAACCAAATGGATACCAATGGTATACCAACGGTATCCATAGGTAAGGATAGGTTAGGTAAGGATAGGTTAGGTAAGGATAGGTTAGATATAGAGGGCGAATGTGAGAAACCACATTCACCAAAGCGTAAAACTTTTACTAAACCTACTATTGATGAAATACAAGACTACTGCATTGAACGTAATAATAATGTAAATGCTGAACATTTTTTTGACTACTACGAAAGCAACGGCTGGAAAGTAGGAAAGAACTCCATGAAAGATTGGAAAGCAGCGGTTAGGACTTGGGAACGTAGCGAATACAGAAAACCTAATTCTAAAAAGAATAGCAAAGAAGATGCAATCAACGTAGTAAAGGAGTTGATGGAAGAATATGCAAACGAACAATTTGAGGACAACAACGGCGCTATCGATGTTACAGATAGCGTGGTCTACTGATATTCCAAAAGAACGTATGAAGTTGTATGTATCTATGCTTGCGGATATTAACCCTGTTACATTGGAGCAAGCGGTGGCTAATTTAATAAATCGCAGTAAGTTCTTACCTAGCATTGCAGAAATTAGAGAGGAATGTTCCGCATTAAGTGCCTTTGTAAATGCACATGATGAACTTCCTACTGCACAAGATGCATGGGAAAGGGTGTATCAAGTAGCACGATCATATGGCTACGAAAAGGGGTTAGATAAATTAGAGGGTTTAACAAAACAATGTGCCAAAGCGATTTGGAAATCGTTTGACCCTCAAAATGGCGATAACTTCAACGAAACATCATGCAGGGCGCAGTTTGTTAAAAACTACGAAGTGCAAGAAATCAGAGAACGTGAGCGATTGAGATTATCTAATTCGATTAAAGACAATCACTTGCTACTTAAAGCAAGGGAGAAAGCAGAACGTGAACGTGCATTGATTGGTGCTGGTCAAAAGCAAATAGAAATGACCTCTACAGGTAACTTAGTAGAGGTAGCCAAAGAACAAGTAGATGTAGCGAAAGTAATTGAACAAAGTAACTTGTCAGATAGTGGTAAGGCACTTTTAAAACAGGCAATAGGGGGGTAAACGTGAGGGAAAGAGTAAAAGAGTTTGATGTAAGTGTAAATGTATCATTCAATGTTAGCTTTCAAGTGTTAGCTAACAATGAGGCACAAGCAAGAACCAAGATTGAAAACTTACTTGAAATCATGCGGAATGAGGCAACAGTCGATTGCCACATTCACCCTAGCTACGATGTGTTTATTGATGATGTAGAGGCTGAACTAAACCAGCTTAGTTATTGGTAAGGGGGATAAATGCTAAGTAAGAAACGAAAGATGGTAATCACTATTGAGATACCTCTAAATGTAGATACACAAGAAGAGGCAACTCAACAAATGCAAATGATTATGAAAGCGGATGCACGAACCTTTGGAAGCCTAGAGGAAATCATCAAGGTATATAAAGGCACGATGTGTATTGAACAAAAGATTTGAAGGAGAATTGAATGAACACAGTACAGATTTTAGGTAATTTAGCACGTGATCCAGAAGTCCGCTATACACAAAGCGGAAAAGCAGTAGCCACATTTACAGTAGCAGCAAGCAATACATACATTGATAGCAATAATGAAACAAAAGAACAAACTGCTTTCATTAATTGCGTAGCATGGGGAAAGCTAGGCGAAAGCATTGGTAATTTGCGTAAAGGCAATAGAGCGTTTGTAGAGGGTAGACTTCAAACACGTTCTTATGAAACGGCAGACGGACAAAAACGATATGTAACAGAAGTAGTGGCAAATTTCGTTGGTACATCACTAACAAATGATGAAACTGCATCTAGTAACTTTGATAGTTTTGAAAACACAAATCAAGATGAAAATATTCCGTTCTAAGAGGTGATGACATGAAAGAATTTAAAATTACAGGATATGTAACAATTGGTTTTGAAAAAATTGTAGAGTGTGAAAGTTTTGAAGCAGCCGAACAACTAGCTAATAAAATTGAACTTATGGAAGAAGTAAGTGACAGTGATATGAATGATTGGTTTGATAGCGTAGAAGTCGAAGAAGTGGAAGAGATTAATGAGGATTAACCATGCTAGTTAAAGATGAAACAAAATATTGTTGGTGTGAGGATGAAGTAGCTGGTGAACCGCAAAATAGCATTAAAGAGGCTATCGAGGATTATGTAGAAAATGAATATGACTACGGTGATTTCGATGCTTTGAGTAGAGAAGAATTATTACAAACAACAATAGAAATAGGTCATCCATACCGATATGTACCTGAGATAGATGGTGAGCGAGTTATTTGGAATGTGCTTGATTACAACATAGATGATGAAATCGCAGAATGGTCAGACGATTACATGAAAGATGTTAAAAATGAACACATGGACGAATTAAGCGAAGAACTAACTAAGGCATTCCAAGCATGGGAAAAACGTCATGGGTACGAAAACAAATCATGGGTTGTACAAGAAACAAAAACTTATCGTATTGAAGATTATGTAAAGGAGTAAAAACATGAATAAGCTTGTATCAGTTTTATTGGTAGTAGTTACGATTGGTGCGGTAGTTTGGAGTTTTGCGTTTGGTGTGCCGATGTATATGGTATGGCAACAACAAAAGGCTGGTGAGGCAGAACTTGCTAGAGCAGAGCAAAATAGACAAGTTGCAGTATTAGAGGCTAAGGCAAAACTAGATAGTGCTGAAAGCCTAGCACAAGCAGAAGTTAAACGTGCAGAGGGTACTGCAAAAGCCAATCAAATTATCGGTCAATCATTGAAAGGTAATGAGGCATACATTCATTGGTTATGGGTTGACACATTGAAAGATAGTAAAGATCAAATCATTTACATTCCAACAGAGGCTGGTGTGCCTATTACTGAAAGTTTCCGATTGAAAGAAAGCAAATAGCCTATGCACATTTGGGGGTTATTTGATGATGGTAATGGCTGTTATCGTCAAGCGGTAGATGAATATAACGTGAATATGGGGGGGCAACACACGATCACATCAATAGGAATTGGTGATGCGTGTATCAACCAAGACCTTGCAGTTAATATGCTGCATAAACCAAACGCATTATGGGAGCAGTTGGACAAGCTAGATAGACCTGATGTTATTCTAGCTAGTCCACCTTGTGAAAGCTGGAGCGTGGCAAGTTCTATGAAAGGTGGTAATGCGTGTTGGAAACAAGAAAAGGATATGACAATCAATCTATTTGGTGAATATGAGCAAGGGAGTAAATTCACAATCAGAAATCACATTGATTATGAGAACTACCAATTCAAGTATGATAAGTCATTTCTAACACGTATCAATGGTGAGATGTGCATATACAACACATTGAAAATCATTGAGCGGTATCAACCTAAAGTATTCGTGATTGAAAACCCAGCATATGGGCGGATATGGGAATACATCAAAAATGTAATAGGGTTCGATGTTCCTTATGATAATTTAACCTATTACAACAACTACGATTACCCAGTTAAGAAACCAACTAAATTTGGTAGTAATATCGATTTAAAGTTATTAAATGACAATATAAAGTCTAATTTACGATGGGCAGACTTAAAAAGTAATGGTAATCGATATAACACAAGGTCAAATATTCCGTTGGATTTAGTAAAAGATATTTTAAAACGATGTGAACAATTTGTAGAGAGGTAAAAATGTACGAATTACAAGAAAAAGCAATCAATGCAGCGAGAACAGTTTTATTTAATGAGTTTGATTATAATGCAAATGAAATAACACCAGATGATATGTTCATTGTTTGGTTTTGTAAAACCTTACAAAATTGGAAAGCATTGGTAAGCGGTGTAAATATCAAAGAATATATTGAAGTTACATATAACGGAGATAAACAAGAGATCTATGTTGATGTGTATCAAAAAGCGTGTAATCAATGCTTGAAAGATGGCGGTGATGAAGATTGCCAATAAATAGTAAAGAAAAAGGAGCAAGGGGCGAACGACTATGGAGGGATGTGTGCCGAGAAAATGGGTTTGATAAAGTCCATAGAACTGCACAATATTGCGGTAAAACAGGTGATGCAGCTGATTGTATAGGGTTACCAAACATCCACCAAGAAGTTAAGTGTGTAGAAAAGCTAAATGTATATGATGCATATAATCAAGCCAATAGGGATGCAAAAGTTGCTGGTAAAGGAGAAATACCTATAGTTGCATGGAAAAGAAAGTATAAGCCGTTTTTAGTTGTAATGAGTGCGGATGACTTCTTCCGCATTTATAGAGAGAGTGAATGGAGTAACGAGAATGGCAATTAATATGAGTGAGTTTGTGCCTGATAATAACCTTAATTGGTTAGCATTAGCAGCGTGTGTATATGGAAACATAACTGCTGGCAAGGCGTTATGTTGCTTAGGGTTAGTAGGAACTAAACCGCAAAAGCAAAAATCTTATACACGTGTAAGTGAACTAGATAAAAGTTCACTATTAAAAATGCATCAATCTGGAATGTCATTAAATCAAATTAGTTTACGAGTTGGTGCAAATTACAAAACAATCAAACGTGCATTGATTAATAGTGGGGTGGAATTTTGAGAGAAAGCATGAAAGTAAAGTTAGTAAGTGAGTATGCACAACTACCAACAAGAGGTAGTGAAGATGCAGCCGGGTTAGATTTGTATTGTCCGTTTCATATCAAAGTGCCTGCTGATAGTCAAAAGAAAATTCCGTTAGGGGTAGCGGTAGAAATACCGAAAGGACACATGGGGTTATTAGTACCAAGAAGTAGCATGAGTAAAACACCATTAAGATGTGCCAATAGTGTAGGTGTTATTGATGCTGACTATAGAGGCGAATTAAGTATTGCATATGAAAACATATCTTGTAGCGATTACATGATATTTAGAGGTGATCGCATCGTACAATTAATCATCGTACCAGTAGCAATGGTCGATGTAGTAGAAGTAGATGAATTAAGCGAAACAGAAAGAGGTGCTGGCGGATATGGCAGCACAGGTAAATAAGTTTTTAAATCTAATTAAGCACAAGTTATATGTCTATTGGTGGCTTGATAGTAATAATATGTTTCTGTATATGGATGTTAGTAGGAGTGGTGAATAGATAATGTGCAGTCCTAGAAGAATTAATGCGCCACAACGAAAAGGCTATATCCTGTGGATATTAGAGGCAGAACGGCAACGAAAAGAAAAAGAGTTAAAACAACTTACGTATTTTGCCGTAGGTGTGGCGATAGTGCCTTTAGTTTTCATAGTATGTGCGTTACTTTATGTTTTGATTAAGTAAAGGATATGGGCGGTGAAATATCCGCCCTATCATAAGAGGTGAGTATAGTGTCTTGTTATACAGAGTTAAGGAAAAAGATATTTAGATGTTTTGATTTACAAAGTCTAATCGTATATCACAGGGACGTATTCGTATCATTTCACATAGGGCAAATTAACGAGGATGAACATAGACAGTTAAATGAACTTATAAATCGAATTATAGTTAAAGGTCTTAAATGTGAAGAGATAGGGTTATAAGAGGTAAATAAAATGAATGAAGAAAATAAAAATGAATTAAGTATTAGTGAATCTGAATGGCAAGCTAGATTTAGAGGAGAGTATAAGGGATTAAAAGAGCGTTATAACAAACTACACAGAATGATTGTTAGATATGATGCTGGAACTTTAAATTTTAAACCAACGTGTCCTATAGATTTATTGCGTAGGCAAAAGGCTACTATGGGAGAGTATTTAAACATACTTGAAATTAGAGCGGAAATTGAAAATATACGTGGTTTAGATGATGATAACCATAAATTAAAAAGCGATTATGAAATAGCGAAGAATGGAAGATTTGCATGAGTAACTATAGCGGTTACGTTAAACACTCAGATTTTTACATAGCACCTCAAAGCTATCAAGATGCATTTGATTTCTTGTGCCAGCTTGCGGTAGAGAGTGAAGAAGATGTGTTCTATATCGGTAAAGTAAGTGAAAATATAGATGATTTTGATTTGTATGATGTAGTTGAATTTAAATGGAATGAGGATAGAGGAGCGTGGATAGAAAGTGTCTAAAAGATATGTGAAAAGGGTTAGTGAAATCCAAGCTATACAATACAACGGCAATAATGCTATTGAAGTAGTTGAATTCGTTGGTGATGTAATTGGTATTGATTGGTATGAAAAAGCATCATTAGAAATCACAACAGATAATGAAGTGATCGAATGTTTTGAAGGTGATTATGTTGTTAAAGACCATAAAGATAAAATTAAAGTTTATGAGGCAAACGAATTTGAAAAGAATTATAGTGAGGTAGAAGATGATTAATGATAAACAAGGTAGAGAGTGGTTACTTCAAAAACTATATGATGATGGGTGGAAATATTATGTTAAGAGTGTTGGTAATATTGCATTTATAACAACAGAAAGACCAGTTGTGAATGATGGTATATTAGATATAAATAGTGGTGGCCGTGTAAAGTGTATTAATAACATAAGTAAAATAATGCCACAAATAGAGCGGAATGAAGTGTTAAACATTGCAAAAGAATTGGGTATTGTTGATTGGTCAAAAGTAGCGGTTGATACACCTGTATTAGTAAGTAACGATAATAAAGAATGGATTAAAAGATATTTTGCGAGATACGAAGATGGAAATGTATATTGCTGGCTAAGTGGAAAAACATCATGGACCGCCATTTGTGAACTTTCGATTGGACATTGGGATTACACAAAACTAGCAGAGGTATAAATACATGGTATGGTTTATGTTTTTTTGCTTGATAGTTGCTATGGGTAATGTAAACAATGGTTATGCAAATGCAATTATATTTGTAGCATGGAGTGTGTTGGTTTATATGCTAGCTATTAATGGCGCATTTAAGGATTGAGGTGATTTGTATTTGAGCGAACTGTCAAAGGAAGAAAAGAGATTAATAAATAGTGCTAAGGAATACCTAGAGCCGTTAAAAACAGTAGATAAAGATATTGAGTTGATGGTGATGGAAATAAAAGAATTACAAAGTAACATAACAACGATTAGTGCTATTGATTACTCAAAAGATAGGGTAAGTGGTGGCGGTGTTCCTTGTGGATTGGAAAATAGCGTTGCAAGATTTATTGATATAGAAAAGGAACACCGCAGACGGCTTGATGAGTTAAAACAGTATAAGTGTGATGCAACTGATTTGTTATTCGATTTGCATGCTCCTCTTGGTAGTAAGATATTGAGAGCTGAATACATATTAGGCATGACTACACAGCAAGCATGTGCAATTTACGAGGAACATTTTAAAGAAAGACAAGCCTTGAGATATAGAGATGAAGCATTTATTGAAGTAGCCAAAAAGATATCACAAAATGTCAGTAAATGTCAGTAAATGTCAGTAAATGTCAGTATATCTATGGTTTGCTATTAGGTATAATATATGTGTAGAAGTTGCCACTAAGCGACTACTACTCACTCTTTCCTTAGGACAAATCAAAACACAACAACAAGCACGCCCATAAAAGAGCGTGCCTTTGTTGTATATGGGCGAAATGGAACGTATAGCGCTAACGGTCGCAGAGTAGCAGCGCAACCATATTTGATTTGGTGAGTGAAACACTATACTTTTTTCTAATTTCAATTTGAAAGTAAGTGTTAAGACAAAAACTTTATATGTAGAACTACTGCAAACTGATATAGGGTAAGTCGAATATCTTCACTTTAGAGCTTATACATTATCACTTTCATAGATACGAACTTACCCTTTATTGGTTACACATTGAATACTGGTAGCTAGCGACCTCCATTCATAACTTGTTATTACTTAGCCTAACAACTGATATAATTCATCAAAATGTTAGCTACTGGTATTGAGTGTGTAATGATCATTGAAAACTAGGTGTGTTTCTCTTTTCCAACTTTGTAATTTCTTATTCGTAGTTGAACCTCAGAATGTATAAATTGTCATATCATCAACGCACCTAGTTTTGAGTGATTATTGAAAACTGGAGTTATATTTGTTTCCTAGGTACTTAACACACGATATAGAGTTTTAGAAGAAATGCTAATTCCTATGTGTTACATCGACAAGAGAGCGATGGTATAACTCCGGTTTTGAATAATTAACATAAACAAAATGAATAAATTTATCACAAAATGGGGTGTATCCACGGCGATATACTCCAATTTTTGTATAAATCTATCATAAAGGGGAGATTATGACGGATGTTTTGTGTTGCAAAAAGAAATGCCTTAACAATAAGAATGGCATATGTACTGCAAAGACAATAGAGTATGATGGCTTGTGCCAAACATACATTACATATGGCGGCGCTAGTAAATGTAATCACGGCTTATGTGTACGATCACATGGGAAATTAAAAAGGAAAGGTGGCGAAGTGTTGAAATGATTAAAGCAATCAAACAATTTATTGAAGATAGAAAGCTATTTAAACAAGCAGCCAAAGACTTGAACAACAAAGAGTTACAAGCTAAGGCGAAATACGCTTATGAACATCGTGGCGATACAATGATTACACTCATTGATGGTTTAGCTATCGTATGTGGTGTATTAATCTTAATTGGTATTGTGTGGTGTTGGATGTGAATTACCAGCCAACGATAAAGAAACTGCTTAAAGCGTTACAGATGAATGGTAGACGATATGTAGTAGATGTACGGCAATCATGGAGCAAATATGATAAGCCATGCAAGATATATATTGTCAGTCGAATGTATACAGAGGAAGAGTACAAACTAACATTCCCTCACAAGTATAAAAAGGGTAAAACCTTTAAAGAGAAACAACTCTATAAGAAAGAAAGCGAGTATAGTAGCACCAAACAACATGAGGTGTTGCTATTTTTAGTTAGAACATATAAAGGTGGTGAGTAACATTGACGAATATAGAAGAATTAGCACAAAAACTAACTAAGAAAGAACGCATATTCGCTGATGAATACGTTAAGACCACCAACGGAACACAAAGCGCAATTACTGCTGGATATTCAGAAAAGACGGCAAGAAGTAAGGGTAGTCAGTTATTAACAAAAATAAACGTGCGCCAATATATAGATGCAGTCATGAACGAACGCAGCAAAGACACAATCGCAACGGCTGATGAAGTATTGGAATACTTGACTAGGGTTGTGCGTGGTGAGGAAAAAGATGCGTTTGGTTTAGATGTATCTGTAGCAGATAGAACTAAGGCAGCCGAACTCTTAGGTAAACGGCATATGTTATTTACTGACAAAGTCAAACTTGATGCAGAAATAGAGATTGATATATCCGATAGGATGAAACAAGCAAGGGTGAAATCTGATGAAGTACAACAAAGCGCAACTGATTGATGCGTTGGGTTCGTTCACTCATGATCCATTAGGCTTTGTTTATTTTGCTTTTCCTTGGGGAGAAAAAGGTACACCTTTAGAAAACTTTGATGGTCCTGACGAATGGCAAGTTAAGACTTTCAAGAAAATAGGCGAAGAACTACGTAAGGGTAAGTCATTAGCCAAGGCGATACAAATTGCAGTTGCATCAGGGCATGGTATTGGTAAGTCCGCCTTTTCTTCATTGTTGATACTATTTGCTATTGCTACACATGAGAATACAAGAGGGGTAGTTACTGCTAATACTGATACACAGTTAAAGTCTAAAACTTGGGCTGAGTTGAATAAGTGGTACAACCTATTCATAGGTAAAGAATTATTCACCTATACGGCTACTGCCTTGTTTAGTGCTGATAAACAATACGAAAAGACATGGCGGATAGATGCTATTCCATGGAGTGAAAGTAACCCAGAGGCATTCGCAGGTCTACATAATCAAGGGAATAGAATACTTATCATATTCGATGAGGCATCGGCAATATCTGACAAGATATGGGAAGTAACAGAGGGTGCTTTGACGGATAAGGAAACAGAGATTATATGGTGCGTGTTTGGAAACCCTACACGTAATAGCGGTAGGTTTAGAGAATGTTTTAGAAAGCATCGTAACTACTGGACTACATATCAGATTGATAGTAGAACAGTTAAGATTTCAAACAAAGCTAAGTTGCAAGAATGGGTTGATATTCATGGTGAGGATAGCGACTTTGTAAAGGTGCGTGTAAGAGGGTTATTCCCTAGTGCATCCGATACACAGTTTATCTCCGCAGAAATAGCAGACGAGGCACAGAAACGAGTATACAAAGTTGGACAGTTTAATAACTTACCAACGATCATTGGTGTTGACCCAGCATGGACTGGTGGCGATACGTTAGAAATAGTAATGCGTAATGGCTACTCTATGAAGTGTTTAGCAACTATTGAAAAGAACGATGATGATATGCGAATGGCTAACCTCATTGCCCAATTTGAGGATGAATATAAAGCGGATGCAGTATTTATCGACCAAGGCTACGGCACAGGTATTTATAGTATCGGTAAGTCAATGGGCAGACGATGGCGGTTAGTTGCCTTTGGTGGTAAAGCACCTAATGATATGTATTTGAATATGCGTGCATATATGTGGGGCGAGATGAAAGAATGGCTAAAAGAGGGCGGTTCTATTCCACCTAATGACCAAGGGTTGTATGACGATTTAACGAGTCCAGAGGCACTCATTGATAAGAATGGGCGAATACAACTTGAAAGCAAGAAAGATATGAAAGAACGAGGGTTACCATCTCCAAACAAAGGCGATGCATTAGCCTTGACCTTTGCGTTCAGGGTCACTAAAAAAGTGAATGTTGGGAGTAGGGTTCATGCTAACACTGAGTATGATCCATTTAAACGATAAGGGGTGATTAAATGTGCATGAAAAATAAGATGCCTAACACACCAATGCCAGCACCAGCACCGACTGTACAAACAGATGATGCTACTACAACAACTGGTGAAGATTGGTATGCAAAGAAAAAGAAAGGTAAGAAAGGTTTTGAAAGTACTATCTTATCTACGGCAACTGGCACTAAAACAACATTAGGGGGTTAGATATGCAAGGAACTATCCTATCAACGCTTGCTAGACAACCAACTAACACAGAACCTAAAAAACGTGATTACACGAAAATTAAGGCAAAGTTTAATGCTATGTTCGACAATCGTCAAAAGTACATTTCTAGGTGGAAAGACATTAGAGATTATCAATTACCTTTCCTTGGTGTGTTTGATGATGAACAAGACCAATCGAAAGTCTACACCGATAAGATTAATAATGGTGTAGCTTGGGAAAGTTGCCAAATATTTGCTAGTGGCGTAATGAGTGGCATGACACCGCCTAGCCGTAAATGGTTTAAACTCACGTTAGAGAATGCTGAATTAGCTGCTAATAGTAAGGTGGCGGAAGTATTAGATGATAGAGAACAGATACTATACGCAGTATTTGCTAAATCTAACTTCTATAACACAGTACATCAAACCTATATGGAGTTACCGTTTGGACAAGCACCTATGTCAATCATGCCTGATGCAAAAGTAGGTGTGAGGTTCACATCTTATCCAATCGGTACATACGCATTAGAGTGTGGCAGTAATGGTGATGTAAATACATTTGGTCGAAAGTACCGAATGACCGCTGACCAGTTGGTTGAAGAGTTTGGTTATAATGCTTGCCCTGATAAAGTTAAACGTGCTTATGATGAGGGCAAGGGTAATGCAAGTACATTTATTGTTTGTTGGTTTGTATTGCCAAACAAAGACCGCAACGGAAAACTAGGTAATAAGAATATGCCTTATTCCTCTATCTATTGGTGTGAGGATAGTAACACAGATGAAATCTTGCGACATAGTGGATTTGAAGAGTGGGCGATACCGATTGCAAGGCACACTACACATGATCTAAGCGGTTATGGTAAAGGGTGTGCATGGTTCGCACAATCAGATGCACAGATGTTACAGTTACTTGAAAAAGATTTAGTAACGGCTATTGAATTAGGTATTAAACCACCTATGAGTGCATCATCTGGTGTAATCGGTAGTGTTAATCTGTTTCCGGGAGGTGTAACAGAAGTTGATACAAACGAAAAAGTTGAACCTATATTTAACGTTGGAATTGACGTGGCAAACGTACAAGCTAAGATACAATTCGTATCTGAAAGCATAAAGCGTGCCTATAGTGCTGATTTATTCTTGATGCTTGATAACCTAGATGCAGGGCAAATGACTGCACGTGAGGTTATGGAACGTACACAAGAAAAGATGCAACAGTTAGGTCCTGTAGTTGAACGCTTACAAAGTGAGTTTTTAAACCCTATCATTGAACGTACTTATGGCATCTTGGATAGGGCTGGAATATTCCCTCCGATTGACGATGAAGTGGCGGAAATGCTGAATGGGTTAGATGTTAAGATTGAATACATCTCACCGCTTGCACAAGCACAGAAAATGTCTTCATTGGTAAATATTGAACAGTACTATGCATTCATTATGTCATTAGCACAGGGCAATGCTAACATCGTTCAGAAGTTTAACTTTGAAGAGGCAGCGGATATTTACGGTGTAAATCTTGGTGTACCTATTAAGGTTATTCGTTCTAATGACGAGTATCAACAACTTATGGAGCAGCAAGCACAAGCACAACAAGAAGAGCAAGAACAAGCACAAGCAATGCAAATGGCACAACTAGCACCTCAAATGGCTGGTGCTGCTAAACAAGCAACAGAGGCAGCCAATGACGGAAACCCAGTAATGCAACAGTTAATGGGTATGGGGGTGTAGATGAGTAAAACAAAACAAGAATATATTCGTGATCGTGATATTGATGCGTTGAACCACGTACTAAGTACTGAACTTGGTAGGTGGTTTTTTTGCCGGCTTTTAGACCGAACCGACATATTAAAACAATCGTTTACTGGTAATTCTGAAACATTCTTCAATGAGGGTAAACGAAAAGTAGGTTTAGCATACATGAATATGCTAGGACAAATTGGTGATGGTGTTGAGGGTGTACTTAAATACCATCAAGCACAACTTGAATATATCAATCAACAAAAACTATTTAAAGATTTAGAGGAAAAAGGTGAATAACTATGGCAGAAGATTTAACGCAAGGCACGAATGATAACACAACGAGTGCAGATAGTAGTACACCTACTACGGATAACGATACAAATACCCAAGACACAATCTTAGGTGGTAGTGCTGACACAAGCAGCAACCAAGAACCACCTGTAGAGCCTACTGTATATGACTTTACGAAAGCATTTGATAGTGGCGAAGTAGACCAAACAATCGCAGCTGACTTTTCTAAGCTACTCAATAGCGTAGGTGCTACACAAGAACAAGCAGTCGAGATGGCTAAGTTTGGTAATAAGTATGCTACAGACCTTGTAACCGCTTACGAAACTAAAAGACAAGAGGCTTTGGTTGAGCAATATGAGGGATACAAAAAACACACCGAAGAGGTGTTAGGGAATAAATATGATGCAACTGTACAAAAGGCAGCGACTGGTGTGGAGTTAATCGAAAAAACAATTCCTAATATCCGTGAAGTCTTAGCTGAAAATGGCTTAGGTAATCGTATTGAAGTTATCCAAATGTTTGAAAAAATTGCTGACATGGCTGGTGAAGATAATAACGCTGGCGGTGGACAACCAACTGGCGGTACACAGTCAGAAGATGCAATTAGAAGAAACTTATATCCGAGTATGTTCAAATAAAAGGAGAAAATAATTTATGGCTACAATCGGAACACAAAACCCTACTTTAATTGATTTGCAAAAGCGCATGGATCCTAACGGAAAAGTTGCGCAAATCATCGAACAATTAAACCAATCTAATGAAATCATTCAAGATATGACAATGATTGAATGTAATGATGGTACATCTAACAAAACAACTGTACGTACTGGCTTACCTGATGCTACATGGCGTATGCTTTATGGTGGTGTGCAACCATCTAAATCTACTACAAAACAAATTACCGACACTTGCGGTATGTTAGAGGCTTACTCCGAAGTAGATAAAGATTTGGTTAAACTTTCCAATGACCCTGTTGCATTCCGTGCTACAGAAGATAGTGCGTTTGTAGAGGCTATGGGTCAAGAAATCGCACGTACACTCTTCTATGGTGATGAAACAACTCCTGAAAAGTTTGTTGGTTTGTCCGCACGTTTCAATACATTAGACCCTAAGAAAGCTGAAAGCGCTAAAAACATTATCGATGCTGGTGGTACTGCTAACCTTGCATCTATGTGGCTTGTAGGTTGGAGTCCACTTACAGTACACGGCATCTATCCACGTGGTAGTGAGGCTGGCTTGCAACAAGAAGATTTGGGCGAAGTAACAATCACTAAGGCTGATGGTTCTATGTTCCAAGGTTACCGCACTCACTTCAAACAAAACATTGGTTTAGCGGTTCGTGATTGGCGCTATGTAGTACGTATCGCTAATATCGATATGAAAGCTATTAAAGAAGATATTTCCGCAGGTCCTAACTTGATTAACTTAATGATCCGTGCAGAAGAAAAAATGCAATCTCTTACTGGCTGCCGTCCTGTATGGTACATGAACCAAGAATTGCGTACATTCTTACGTTTGCAAAAGAACAAAGTACATGGTTCTACAATCACAGAAGATATGGAAATGGGTAAAATGGTTACACGTGCTAACGGCATTCCTGTTCGTAAAATCGATGCATTACTTTCCACAGAAGCACGAGTTACTGCTTAATTAATAGGGGGATAAACATATATGATTATTGATACTCAAAATACATTCTTTTTCAAGAAAGACATTACAACAAACACTAACTCCGATGTGGTGATGAATGGTAATGGTGGCGATGCTGACCCTAACTTATTCCTTGTTATTCGCATCGACAAAACAGTAACTGGCACACCATTGTTTAATGTCTATACATCCGACAAAGATAATATGGCTGATGCGGTATTGTTGCATGGCATTACAATGGTAGCTAATGCACCAGCTGGTACAGAATACAAAGTGCGTTTGGCTAATGGTGGTAAGAAATACATCCGCATCAACGCAAACAATATGACTGGCGGTCAAATCTCCGCATTCTTGACAAGTGGCATTAACATTAAATAAGGTGGCTAATATGTTGTATATTGCAAAAGTAACTTTGTACCACAATACAAAGGGTTTAATTAAAGATGGTGAAACAGTTGAATTTACAAAAGAAGAAGTAGCTGAATACGATAAAGACTACTTCAAAGATTTGTTTGAAACTGTTGGTGCAGAAGAAGTCGCAGAAGTAGAACCTACAGAAGAAACTGTAGAACCTACAGAAGAAACTGTAGAACCTACAGAAGAAAAACCAAAGGCAAAAACCAAAGGTAAAAAAGCGGAAGAAACTGCTGAATAATTGAACGAGGGGTGCATATTGCATCCCTCTTTTTTTATAACGAGGTGAGAATATGACACCTACTGATGTATGTAATCAAGCGTTATCGCTTATAAACGCAGGTCGAATACGTTCTATTACAGAAGAAACAGAACCTGCTAGACAATGTAGATTGCATTATGATCTAACACGTAGAGTATTGTTAGAACAGTTTGAGTGGAACTTTGCACGTAAGCGTGAACGAGCGGTACTATCTGAACATAAGATAGATGGCTGGGGTTATGTGTATGCATATCCTGAAAAGTGTGTTCGCATCCTTGCGGTCATTCCACAGGGTGATAGATACCGAGCGGAAAAGCAACGTGAATATGATGTTTACCTAACTGATAACAATACAAAGTACATCGTATCTGATGTACCATTGATGCACATTGATTATGTGTACGATATAACCGATGCTGATGTAATGAACCCTATATTCGTTAAAGCATTGGTGTGTAAGATGGCATCTGATTTAGCGATGCCACTAACAGGCAATAGCGGTTTATTCGACCAATCGTACAAGTTATATCAAGCAGCATTACAAGAGGCAAAATCTATGAGCGCAAAAGAACGTAGACTAGATATGCCTTATGTATCTAGCTATTTGAAAGCAAGGAGTTGGTGATATGCAACCTATGTTTATCGGACAAGTCGCATTTACTACAGGCGAAGTATCGCCAGATGTATCTAGTCGATTTGACTTAGAACAATATAAAAGTGCATTACTGCTTGCTGAAAATGCGGTAATTAGACCCTATGGAGCGGTAGCACGTAGGCAAGGTTCACAGTTTATTGGTTACGCTAAATACAATGATAAGCCTGTTAGACTGTTTGAATTTACCACCAATAAGAACCAATCATTCATGCTTGAATTTGGTGATAGATATGTTAGGGTATGGCGGAATGGTGTATATACAAGTGTTGAAGTAGCAACACCATTTGAGGCGGACATTGTAGGTGAATTAAACTGTATCCAAAGTGGCGATGTAATGTTCATCTGTAGCGGTAAATATCCTATCCATACACTATCTAGGTATAGTGATACAGACTGGAAACTAGATGTATACAAATTATCTGAGCAACCATACGAGGATATCAACACAGACAATTCTCATACATTAGTTGTTAATGGCGATACGATCACATCTACAAAAGACCTTTTCACACAAGATATGGTTGGTAGTGTAATTCAGATTGCATACTATGTGGAGGCGGTACATACACAGATTAGCGGTATCGTTGTAGCGAAAAAAGTCAAACGCTATATGCAACCACAAGGAATAGAAAAGACCTACAACAACATTAATTACAATGTTGAAAGCTACAGTACTGATACAGAACTATCATGGAAATTCACCACTCATGGCACATGGGAGGGTACAGTTAAAATTCAAATCTCTAACAACAATGGGCAGACTTGGAAAGATTACAGAACATACACCTCTAAGAATGACTACAATGTAACTGATACAGGTAAGATAGAGGCTGGAGCAAGGTTAAAATATATCTCCGATATTAAAGGTGGTTCTGTTAATTGCGACTTATCTATTATGCCGTTTACTCAATATGGTATCGTTGAGATTAAAAGCGTAACCGATGCTAAGAACGCAAAGGTTAATGTTCTGAATGGTATTAAAGAGGGTGAACCTAGCCACCAATGGAAGTTAGGCAGTTGGAATAGGGGTAGAGGTTATCCTAAATTATGTACATTCTATCAAGATCGTTTTGTAGTTGCTGCTACTGATAGCAAGCCTAACTATATTTGGTTTAGCCGTACTGGTGATTATCCTAATTTTGGTGTTGAAAAAGTAGGCGGTACAATCACAGATGATAGCGCAATCACACTACCAGTAATCAACCGCAAGATGTATGAGATTAGACACCTTGTACCAGCTAATGACTTAATTGTTTTAACTAGCGGTAATGAGTGGATAGTAGATGGTAGTAAGACTATTACACCTACTAACTGTTACCTTAAAACACAAACACAACGTGGTGCGTTAAAATGCGAACCACAGTTTATCGGTAATAGATGCGTATTCGTTCAAGAGCGTGGCGGTACTGTTCGTGATATGGGCTATTCTTATGAAAGTGATAACTACACAGGGCAAGACCTTACATTGTTTGTTAAAACATTAGTTAAAGGTCATGTGGCAGTTACAAGTGCATATGCACAAGACCCTGACTCTATAATATACTATGTACGAGATGATGGACAACTCAACTGTTTAACTTATATTCCTGAACAAAAGGTGTATGGTTGGTCGCACTTTGTTACAAATGGTAAATACCGATATGTAGAGAGTGTGGCAGAGGGTGAACAAGACACAATCTATTTTGTTGTAGATCGTGTAATTAATAATAAGAGTGTGAAATGCATTGAACGTAGCATTCCGCTATACACAGAAGATAACTCCGATGTGTTCCTAGATTGCTATGTTAAAGTTGCTAATTCAATTAAGACTGATTACATTAACGCACCTCACCTAGTAGGGCAAATGGTAGACATAGTAGTTGATGGACAACAGATGCCATCTAGGGTAGTACCACCAACTGGTGTTATTAAATTAGATGGCAAAGCAAATGTAATTACTGTTGGGTTACCTTACACTACTAAAATTAAAATACCTAGCGTAGAGCAACAAATAAACGATGGCACGTTGCAATGTAGATTGATTACTATGTCACGAGTTGCGTTGCGGTTATATCGTTCATATGGTGGCAGCGTTGGCAAAACATTTGATGATGTAGATGATTTAATCTTAAAACCTAAATCTCTATTTACTGGCGATACTGTAATCGTGTTACCTAAGATAGCAACTAGCGTTAATACAAATACAGAAATTTGCATAAAGCACTCAAAACCTTTCCCATTTAACTTGTTAGCGGTTACAAGAGAAGTAGAAATTGGCGGTGGTTTCCCAAATGTTCATGGAATGTAAAATTTGTCCATCTAAGCACGTTTCGTTAATTCGTGAGTTATATATCAACTTACGTTCGATAGATGCCTTAGAGGTTAAATATATCAATCGAAAAAATTCAAACTATGGAGAAAATGACTTTGTGAACGATATTCTTGGGGAAGATTATCAAAATTGCATTGTAATTGATAATGATAAGCCGTTATGTGTATATGGGGTATCAAACACATCAATAAATGGGATGCATTGCATTTACTTTTTGGGGAGTAAAGATTTTGAACGTAGTTTGACATTGCAAAAGCAATTCATAAAAGTTAGTAGAAATATCATTCGTGAATGGTTACGAACTAGGGAATGTTTATTCAATTACATACACAAAGAAAATCACCGCACCATTAGATGGCTAAAATCTTTAGGTGCGGTTATTCATTACGATATTAACGATGGGGATATGGTTTTATTCACATTGAGAAAGGGGGATGCGAATGTGTAACCCTATTGCATTAACGGCAGCAAGCATGGTTGGTACGTTGTTTACACAACACCAACAAGGTAAGGCGCAAGCTGCAATGTACGCACAACAGGCAAGGGTAGCAGAGGCTAACGCACGCATAAGTGATCGCAAGCAAGAACAGATTGCAGACCAAGCCTTGCAAGAGCGAGATAAAATGACCGATAAGATGCGACTTATCCAAGGGCAGAACGTAGCAGAAACTGGTGCAGGCGGTTTAGCTATGAGTGGTACACCATTACAGTTAATGGCTAGTAGCTATGACGAATACAACAAGGATATTCAGAATTGGGAAACTAACAAAAATAACAGTATCTACAATGAATATCTTAATGGCATGAACTATCGAAACGAGGCAAGCACCGCACGTGCAGCGGCAAGCAACGCTAAATCACAAACTAGAATGGCAATGCTAGGTACGATATTAAGTGGTGCATCTAGCATCTATGGTTTGAAAGGTCAGTATGGCGGTAGTAGTAATAGCGGTGGATATTATTCACCTAGCTTAAAAGCATCTCAACAATCTAACTTGGTTAGGGATGGTAGGTTTGTAAGAAATACTATCAGAAGTAATAAGTGGGGTATCTAATGCGGTTAGTTAATTACAATGGCGAACAAAAACTAAATACAATTAGTGGTGGTGTGCAAGCTACTGGCAATGAATTAGCGTTTGGCGGTAATCAACAAGGTTTAAAAGGTGTAATTAATGCCATTGATAACATTAACGAACAGATGCAAAAGCGACTTGATGAAGATTTAAACATCGCTTATATGAACGCTGAAACAGATTATAAAAATCGTATATCACATGAATTGACCAATAAAGAAACTGGTATTTTACATAAAGAGTTAAATGGCGCTGCTAATGTAACGCAACTATTTAATGAAAGTGAATATAACATCAGACAAGAGGTATTAAGTAATTTACCTAACAATAAGCGATTGCGTGAACGATTTTTACAAATGGCGGATAAAGATTATCACGCTAATAATATACGTGTCCAAGTGCATGAGCGTTCCGAACGTGAGAAGTACAAAGATGTAACATTTAATAACAATGTGAAATCATCTGAACAGATTGCAGTACTAGGCTATAACAATCCTAATATTGTATCTAACTCATTAAGCACTATTAAGAGTAGCATTGAAACTATGTATGGTGAACGTGGTGAAGAATTTGTAAAAGCTAAATATCAAGAAGTAGCAGACCGAGTAGGCGCTGCAATTATTGATGAAACAGTAACACGAAATGATATTACCGCAGGTCCACAAACAATAGCAGCACTACGAGAAATGGGTGTGAGTGAGGGTGTGTTATCTAAAGCAGCCGTGGCAATCGATAAGGTTAATACCCAACAAACAATCGATAAACGTATTGTAGGTGATGTAGATACATATGGTGAAGATGATGCTAGTATCGAAAAAGGTGCTGATGCATTTATAGCTAGTCTACCTAAAGCAGGGCAAGGCGGAAATATAAACCTACCTGCACTTGATGGTGCAGTTAACGAACAGTTAGGCAAACCATATGTGCTAGGTGGTGATGGTGGCGAAAGTACAGATTGCGGTAAATTCACTTTAGATGCTATGTCAAAAGCTGGGGTTACTCTTAACTACCGCACCGCAGATGGTCAGTACTTACAAGCGGAACAAGAGGGTAAGTTAGTTAAAGATATATCACAAGCACAAAAAGGTGATTTAGTATTTTGGTACGTAGAAAGCAATAACGAACGATGGGCGCCTAGTGATGATCCGAACGCAGTAAACACAAATAACCAAGCTTATAAGGGTGTAACTCATGTTGGTATCTATATGGGCGATGGTAAAGTGGCACAAGCTGGTAGTGGTGGCGTATCTATCGTAAGTGCTGATATATACCCTGTAGTTGGTGTGGGTAAGTTTAGCGGTAGTGCTAAAGGATATACAGACGGCGAACTCTTACAAAAACGAGAAGAATATATGAAAGCCTACAAGGTGGAAGTATCCAAGCGCAAAAAAGCACGTGCAGAAGAATTGGCTAGGCAAAAAGAGGCTATTCAACTGCAAGTAATCAATATGGAAAAGAATGGCGCTTCTAATGGTGAAATCGCAAACTTTATAGATAGTGCTATTGGCGATAACAAAGAATTAACGCTTGCATTTGGCGCCGCTAGAAATCGTTACATCAATGCAGAACGTAGAGAAATTTCAGCACAAAACAATGCACAGTACAAAGCAACGCTAGTACAGATGATTGCTAATAATGTACCATCTGAACAAATTCTAAAGTATGCTGCAGAAAATGGTTCACTATCTATGGAAGAACAAAGCAGCCTAAATAAAGAACTTAACGATAGGGATAATGGTACTGGAGAGTATAGTGTAGACCTATCACCAGTAAAGCACATCATGGATGATGCGGTAGATAACCTAAAAGATAGTCAAAAAGGTATATTCAAACAAGGGTTCAGAAAAGATTTTGCAGCATGGTATAGAAAAGCGACTATGGAGAATGGTGGAGAGCCACCAAGTTATGAAAATCAAATTTGGTACGCAAACGAAATAGCAGGTCAGAAAGTTATCCAAACCACACAAGTTAATCACTTTTGGGAACGTGGTGATAACTATCAAAGTAATGTGGCATTGGCTACTATCCGTGGTGCTGGGTTCGTTGACTATCAACCAATCATCGGTGATGATGGTGGACACTATGTACGAATGACTAGACCTGATGGAACATTCGAAGATTATGAAGAAAGCGATTTCCACAGAACATTTGGTGATAATGAATAGTAAGGAGTAATACATGGCTAAATGGCATTTTACGCAATATAACCCTAATGGAACATTAAATACAAACGAACATAAAACAGACCTCAAACCAGTTGATGGCTGGGCTGGCAATGCAGTAGATGCAGTAAAACAAGTAGGTAATGCGTTAGGCGGTTTAGCAGATGCACCTTATCTAGTCGATACAACTGGTAGCGGTAAGGATAGAACCTTACAAACTGTATCTACCATTGGTGAGGCTTTAAAGGAAAACCCTATTGTAAATAACCCAGCCTTGCAAGCTGCATCAGCACGTTTTATCTATGCAAGTAGTGATGCGGTGAAAGCTAATGCAGCACTAGACTATGCTAATAAATTAAATATCGGTGCTGATGTTATTTTAAATAGTGGTGAAACAGGGTTCACGAGAGCAGCATATCTTGCCAATCAAGTAGATAGAGGGCGAACAGTACAATCTCTATATGATGAGTACCCAGAGTTATACAAAGTGAAATATGGTTCACAATCAGAAGCTATGTATAGCTTAGAGAATTTGCAGTCCATCAAGTCTACTCATGGTATATGGGATAGCATTCAACAGAATATATGGTCTATCAATGATCAGATGAAATTGGGCGATGCTGGTTATGAATTATCCAACACTACAGACCCTAAGAAAATCGAAGAATTAACAAACGAAATTCAACGATTACAAACTAACCTTTCAAATTATCGTCATGCAGATGGACTAGATGTAGCACAATCTGTAATCGGTGAAACCGCTGGACAAGGCTATATGATGGCTAAACAAGGCGGTATAGGTGCGGTAGCTGGTGCAGTTGCTGGTGCATTAATTGGTGGCTTGGCTACAGAGGGTGTAGGTGCAACCGCTGGTGCTGCTACTGGTGCTAAATGGGGTGGCGGTGCTGATATGGCACGTAATATGTACAAAATGTCATTTGGCAATAAGTACATTGAACTCACGCAAAAGAAAGATGCAAACGGAAACCGAGTATACACAGACCAAGAGGCTAATCAATATGCTATGTCTTACGCTGCTATTGATGCAGGTATTGAGTTTGCAGCAACTGCAGCTATGGGTAAAGCGTTTAAAGCAGTAGCCCCTAAAGGGATGATTGCAAAAGCTATTAGTGCTGGTGTTGGTGATACTGTTAAAACCTTTGATAGAGGTATTGGAACAACAGTTGCCCAGATGGCTAAAAACTCTATTAAAGCTGGTGTACCTGAATTATTCGAAGAGGGCTTGCAAGATGTAAACGAAAAGGTGCAACATAACCTAACACGCAAGGATAATGACCTAGAGGGTTATTATAGCGTAGGTGATATTGCTATCGGTTCACTAGATGCAATGAAACAAGCATTGCCAGCGGTAATCGGTTTTGGTGCTATTGGTGGTGCAGTAGGTGGCGCACGTACTGCAAAGGCTTTTCGTGATTTTCAAAAGCTAACACCTGAACAACAACAAGCAGCAATCATCGCAGAGCAAAACCGCAATGGTGCAGTCATTATGGATAATGTTCGTAAGGATAGTACTACAAATAAAATCGCAAAAGAAAACCCTGAACTATACGGCAAAATCGTACAAGCACAGGGCGATAAAGTAGGTGTATCTACTCAATATGTAGATGTAGCGGAATTGGTACAATCTGAAAACGGACAACTTGCAATTCGTGATATGGTTGATAATGGCTTGGTAACGCAAGAGGAAGTAAAAGCAGCTATCGAGGCAGATGCACCTGTTGAAATTCCTATTGGTAGTTATGCACAAGTATCAATGAACTTATCCGATGAAACAGTAGATGCATTAAAACAAACCTCTTACTTTACACGTGGTGGTATGTCATTGGCTACGTTAGAACGTGCAAAACAAGAAGTAGATGTAGCTAAATCTGTATTGAAAGATGATACATCTAAACGAGCGGAACGTATCAAAGATGATATTATCCGTAATGAATTTGATGGTGCATCTGATGTAGATCGTGAAGTACTTAATGAGGTACTATCTGACCCTACAAACATTAAACGTAACTTTAATAATCTATTGCATACATTAAAAGAAAAGTACAGAGAAACCTATGCAAGTGATTTTGACAATTCTGATAAATCTATCAATGATGCGGTAAGTACTGGTATTGAACCACAATGGCTAACTGATTATAAAGCTAACAATGGCGGTAAAGCACCACGTACAAATGCAGAACGTAGACGAGCAGCCTATGAGTATAGCCGAGCAACTACAACGGCAAGCCTTGATGGTAACGCTGATGCACTAGCACAATCTGATGCACATTATGCAGATATGGAACATATGTTGATGCAGATTGAAAGCCTAGAGGCTATGAAAGATAAACTATTTGAATTGGCGAATAATGACATAGCGTTACGGATGCAATTATCTAAAAGTGGATATGATGTATACAACGAAGTAGTTAAGGCTATTAGCGAAAGCACAAATAGAAAACAACGTGAAACTGCAAAAGCAAATGCATTATTGATGGCACAACACGCTGATATAATGGCACAATATATGCGACAAATGGGTAGAGGGAATTATACCGCTATGGACTATTTGCGTGATAGCGTGCGTATCAACATGAATGCTGTTTTAGAAAACCAAAAAGGGTATGCACAACAATTGGCAATGCATCAAAAATTACAAGCCGATATAACTCAATGGGGAAAAATATTAAACGATTTCCAAAACGGAACGCTTAAACAAGGTGTAAATAAAATAATGTCAGCACCTTTAGTGTTTAGCACAATTAAAGATCCTGACTACAAATTTACAACTGGTGATGTTTATATAACAACGAAAATGCTTAATAAAGTATTTGCCACTAAGCATGCACATAAGTTTGACTTAAATGTTATGAAACAGTTACCGGGTGCGTTATCTAATCCGATTGCAATATTCAAAAACTTTGACCCTGTTGCTAATGCATCGGTAAAAGGTGAAATTATTGCCGTTGTTGAATTAAGAGATACGCAAAATAACCTTGTTCATGTACCGTTGGTTTTTGATGTTCAAAGCGGAAGAAATAGCTATCAAACTAGGGTTAAAAGTATATTCCCTAGAGTTAATACTACATGGTACTCTAATGCGATAAATAATGGCGATTTGTTATATGTTAATACAAAAAAAATAAACCAACTAACAGTCAATAACGTCCAATCAAGCGGACAAATGAGTGTTAGTTGGTCTAATATTATTAATAGTATACCAAACGAAAATGATTTAGACAAGCTCCGAAAGAAACATAATTATCAGTACTACCAATCCGCATGGCATGGTTCACCACATGATTTTGACACATTTGATTTAGGTGCTATTGGTACTGGTGAGGGTAATCAAGCACATGGTTGGGGATTGTATTTTGCTAAGAAAAAATCAGTATCTAAGAATTATCAAAAGGTATTGTCTAAACGATTAGGAACTACGAGCCCAAAATTATTTAAAGTTGAAATTCCAGATGAAAAAACAATGCTTGATGAAGATAAATATTTCAAAGAGCAAAATAAAGATGTTGTTAACCGAATAGTATCAGCAGTTAACGATTTAGATATTGATAAACGTAAATCTTTATTGTCTTACTATAAAGAACATCCAGCTTATCCTGTTAATAAAGAGTATGAAAAAATACTAGGCAAAATACAGAGCATAAATCAAGATAGGGAATATATAACTGATGCTCTAGTAAACAATGTAAGTAAAATAAAAGAAAAAATTGCTAGAGAAGCTGCTGCTGAGTACGGATATAACTTTGACGAGTTAAAAGCAGATAATACATTTGAAATGGCTAAAAAGTTAATAGGTGAAATTAATGAAAAGTTATCGGCACTAGAAAAAGAGAAAGAAGTTGAGGGTGCAAAAGAAAAAATAAAAGAAGATAAAATCTTGGAAAGTATCGGTGATACATTTACAAAAACACCATATACAGGAAGAGATGTTTATGTTGCATTGTCAAAAGCATTTGGCGGTGATAAAGGTGCATCTGAATTTTTAAACTCAACTGGTGTTAAGGGCATTACATATGATGGATATACAGATGGACGATGCTATGTAGTGTTCGATGATAAAGCAATTAAAGTCATTGAAAAGTACAACCAATCTATAAATGGCATGACAGAAATCATGAAAGATGGTGAACGCATTATCAGCATTTTCAAAACCGCAGATAGAAGTACATTCTTACACGAAATGGGGCATGTATTCTTTGATGATATTCAAAAATTAGCATCTATGGAAAACGCACCTGAGCAACTTGTAACAGATTGGAACAAGTTGAAAGAGTGGAGCGGTTGGGTTGATGGTGAAAACGTAGACAATACCAAAGCACACGAGAAGTTCGCACGAGGTTGGGAAAGCTACTTGCGAAGTGGTGAAGCACCAACAAGTGCATTGCAAAGAGTATTCCGTCAATTCTCCAAATGGCTAACATACATTTATCGTAGCGTTCAACGATTAGGTGGTGAAGTACCATCTGATATTAAAGATGTAATGGCGCGTATGATCGCAACCCAAGAGGATATTGAGGCATACGCAGAGCAACAACAACTTGAACAGTTTGAGAAAACCGAACTCTATAAGCAACTTTCAGAACAAGACCAAGCACGTATGCAGTCCTATATATCTGATGTAAAAGAAAAAGCAAAAGAACGTGTGATGCGAAAACTCATGAAAGAACTTGATAATAGACCTATCAAGGAATGGGAAGAAGAAAAAGATGCAATACAAGGCGAAATCGAAAACCGATTGATTGAGCAATATCCTATCTATAAAGACCATCAACGATACAACGCATTTGGTGAGATTGCTTTTGAAAAAACACAATACAATTCTATTGAAGAGTTAGAGAAAGCGGAAGTAGAACAAACTGGTGCTACATTTAACGATGCTATCAATCAAGAAATGCGTAATGCGAAAGCAGAGTTTATGCGTGATAACAATGTAGGCAAAACTAATGAACAAATTGCAGAGGAAATCTTACTATCTACCCAAGGTCAAATGAAACTCACCGAAGAGGAAAGTAAGATTATTCAAAAGTCTACTAATCGTGAATTAGCGAAGAACTGGGAATTATTAGAACGTATTCGTAAGTTAGATACTAACGCAGAAAACATCGATACAGAGTTAGACGAAATCGAAAAAGAGGTTAAACCTACTAAGTACGATGAGTTAAAATCTGATAAGAAAAAAGTAGATGCTGCTTTGACTGATACTACTAAGCAACTAGAAAAAGCAGAAGAACGTATCAAACGATTACAATATATGCTTAACAATCGCATCAATAATGTTCGTTCTATTCGTGGTGCTGGACTTGGAACAATCTCAGACTACATGAACCGAGCAAGAAAAGAATTAGGTGAGTTGCCTATTTCTAATGCTATTCAGTTTAAAACATATCAGAATAAAGCGGTTACTGCTGGAAAGAAAGCAGATAGAGCATTGGCAATCGGTGATGTAGATAAGGCACTTGGCTTTAAGCGTGAACAAATGCTACAACAAGCAAGGGCAAGAGTGGCGTTTGAAAACTTTGAAAAGTCCAAGAAGTTGCGATTGAAATTGAAACAACAATTACAACGCATGACTAGACCTAAAAACCCTATTGCTATTGAACCTAATATGCGTTATTTCTACAATCACATGGCATACCAAATGGGTTTGACTAAGTATGATGGTTTGCCACCTGTTGATGGGTTCGATATGAACACAGTACTAGCAGCACTAGATCCTGATGTTGGTATTCTAAATCAACAAAGCATGGTTCAATTAGAGCCTTGGATAGTTGAGATGTTCTACTCTAAAACACCTAAGCCGTTCCGTTCTATCACCATGAATGAACTAGAAACACTAGAAGAACTCATGACTGGAATGTACAAGAACGGCAGAAATGAGTATGAGGGTACAACCATCTTAAACGATGAGGGTGAAAGCGTATCGTTTGAAAATGCAGTACAAGAAATCATTGGCGAGGCTACAGAAACATTTGGTAAAGAAAGTGGCGATGTATTCAACAAACTCAACAATCAAACTAAGATGGATGCAGTAAGTGGTAAGCTATATAGTTTTCATCTAGCATTACTTAAAGTTGAAATATTCTTACGTAGAATGGGTGGCGGTAAAAACGGATTTGCAGTTAAATACATCTATGACCCAATCAACCGAGCAACGCAAGCATTCAATGAACGTAAGGAAGCATCAATGCGTAGATTGGCTAATGATGTAGGAATATATTCCAAGCGTGAACTGTTTGATATGCGAAATGACCATTTGTATACAGTTGGTGAGTTATACGGCTTAACAAAAGAGCAACTTATCATGATTGCTCTTAACTGGGGTACTGAAAGCAACCGACAACGTGTAATGGAAACAACAAAAGCAAATGAGGTTGAAATTGAACGTGCGTTCCAAGAACACATGACAGATAAGGACTGGGAGTTTGTAATTCGTACATGGGATCATATCAATTCGTTCTTTGAAGAACGCAGCCGAGTGCAAGAGGAACTTTACGGAAACCCATTAAAGAAAGTAGAGGGTTTGACATTCACTATCGGTGGTAGAAATATTGAGGGGCAATATTTCCCTATCGTGTATAACCCTAAAGTAAATGCATCTGTTAGCGACAATCAAGTCGAAGATATTGCAAAAACTATGGTAAGTAGTAATGCGGTTTGGGGAACTGGTATGAGCGCCACTAAATCACGTTTAGATGTAGTTAAGGATAAATCATTGCTATTAGACTTTGATGTAATTCCTAATGCTATCACAGAGGCTATTAACCACGTTACAATGCGTAAAGCAGTAACCGATGTTAATAAGCTAATCAGTAACAGAGAATTGCAAAACTACATTGTAGATAAATTTGGTGCAGATACTTACCAATTCTTACGAACTTGGGTTAGAGATAACTGGCAAGATGAACCAGCTAAAACAAATGATTTTGACAGATTAATTCTTACGCTTAAAAAGAATACAAATACAGCTGTTATGGTTGGACGTGTATCCGTAGCATTACAAAATGCGTTGAACATTCCTGTTGCATTCTATCGTATCGGTGTAGTTAATACGATTAGAGCCATCAATCATGCTGGTATTGGTTTTTACGGACACGGCACAACTACTTATAACAACACTAGAGATTTTGTATTGGGAAAATCAATCTTTATGCGTGAGCGTGTACAAACTTTAGACAAAGACTTGAAACAAGGTTTATCTATCGCTGGTAAAGGTTTACGTTTAGGTGATACAAATGTTGGTGGTTATAAGGTAGAACAGTTATCTGACATTCGAGATGATATAAATCAAATGGGGTTCAGATTACTTACAGAAACAGACTTTGCATTATCCATTCCTGTATGGAAATTTGCATATGATCAAAAGCAAGCGGAACTAATTGGTAAAGAGGGTGTAAGTCTTGAATGGATAGAACAACAATCAATCGAGGCTGGCGATAGAGCAGTCCGAGATATATTTGGTAGTGGTGATACAAAAGATGCTGCTGCTATTCAACGTGCCAGAAGTTCTATTATGCAAATGTTTATTCCGTTCTATTCCTACGCTAATACGTTATATAACATCATTACAGAGGGTAACTACGCACGAAAAGATACAGGTGATTATGCAAGGTTCGTTAAAGTGCTATGGTGGTCATTGGTAGTTCCAGCAATAGGCATGATGGCTTACAAAGCTATGACGAATGGTGATGATGATAAACCAGAAGATTTAGCTAAGTCATTTATCGAAGAGTTGGTCGCACAAGGTACTATGGGTGTTCCGTTGGTTAGGGATATAACCAATATGGCTATGAAGTTTATATTGGGAGAAAGACCTTATAACAAAGGAAACACAGTATTAGCTACAAGCATTGCAGAAAAATTCTTTGATGTTAGCAACGCTATTGTGAGCGATAAAAAAGATGGCATTGATGTAGGCAGAAGTTTTAGTCAACTAGCTAATAGGGCAACTGGGTTTAGTGATACTGTTACAGATGGACTATGGACATTAGCTAGATATGCATTCACCGATACCGATGCAGCTATAGAGGATGTAATCATGGCTATCATGTTTGACCGTAGACTTAAAACTAAAAAAGATAAAAAGAAACATTGATAAATAAGGACTATCCATAATGGGTAGTCCTATTTATATACATTGAAAGGGGATGTTAAATTGACACCAGAAGTTTTGAAACCATCTGTAGTGTATCAATGCGATGGGAGAAATAAGAAGTTTATTTTCCCGTATGATTTTGTCCAAATCGAGGATATTAAACTAACTATCGTTGATGAAGATGGTACAGAGGCGGTACAAGTAGGCAATATCGATTATGACGAAAGCACCAAATCGGTAATTTACCCAGCTAATGGGGATGCACTAGCCGTAGGGCAAAAGGTTATCTTGGAGCGTAAAACACCTATTTCACAAGATATGGACTTGCCGGACGAATATCCATTCGAGAATATCGAACACGCAACGGATAAGATCATACTCATCTTACAAGAGATGAAAGCAGAACTAGACCGCTCCTTAAAAATTAGAGTGGATAGCGATAAGAACGCAAATGAAGTTGCAAAAGATATTGTTGAGCGTTCTGTAAAGGCTGCTAATGATGCCATTAATGCTATGAACGTAATTTCTGAAAAGTCAGATAAGATTAATGCTAATGCAGATATAATCAACCGATTGGGCGAAGAGATTAAAACAATAGCATCGACTGTTGATGATAAATTGGCATCAGCTAATACGGCACTTGATACAAGCTCAACTAATGTTGCTACGGCAGAGCGATTAGTGAGAGATGCAAAGGCTTATGCAGGTCAAACAACTGTTGATAAACGAGATATTAATAATCTTGTAGACCAAGCTAAGACTTTAAAGAATGATATTGATAACAAACAAACATCCATTGCAAGCAACGCTATCAAGGCAGCTGATGCTGCTAAACGTGCAGAAGTCGCAGCAAGTAAAGCTGAACAAATCGCCTTGCCTAATGGCGGTGGTTTGATTACAAAAACCGAAGCCGATACAAAGTTTATTCCTAAAGATAGCTTGTACGGCATCGTTTCCGTAAAAGACTTTGGGGCAGTTGGTGATGGTGTAGCGGATGATACCGCAGCATTTAAACGTGCTAATGACAATCTTAAAAATAAGATATTGTTAGTACCTAATGGAATCTACAAAATTAATGAACATCTAACTTTCAATACTGTTGATAGTGTCATGGATATGGGTACGTATAGCAATATAAAACCATTCTATCCTACTGAAACACCAATGCTTAAAGGTTCATCCAATATTGCGTTTGTGAAAAATATTCAGTATGGCGATGAAGTAAACCAATGTCAGGGGTTCACCTACAACGATAAAAAGAATGTGTTTGTATTAGCATGTATTAATGGTGATGGCACTAATCAAGTGTTATATGAACTCAATTCATCCACGTTTGAGATTGTAGGCACTTACAAATTTAATGACCCTGATAAGATGGGGCATTGTAATACTATGTGCTACAACAAGAACACTAATAAGATTTATCTTGCAAACGGCTTGAAAAATGGTAACAACTTAACAGTACTTAACGCAGATACAATGCAATATGAACGTACTATTACATTGAATGAACGTGTATTTAATATTGGATATGACCCAATCACACGGACTTATGTAAGCATCGTACCTATTAGCGGTCAACAACGCTTGCGTGAAATCAACTTATACAACGATGATTTTAAGAAATTAAAAACATATCAAGTCGATTATGAATATGATGATTTCAATAACAATGGTGCTTTCATGTTGAATGGCTGCATCATGAGTGCAACGCTTGGGAGCTTGGTAGAATGCACACCATTTGGCACAGTTAAACAGATTATTGAAATCAATAGAACTACTGAAATCGAAGATATAGCTTATTACAAAGGCAAATTCTATTTTGCAGTTTTAACAGAAAAACCAAACAAGCGACACCAAGTTGATATTTATGTTGGTGATCCAAATAAGGACTATCAAAACTCCATCAATACCGCACGATTGGCAACGCTTGATTACTTGAAACTAACAGGCGGTACATTAAATGGCGCACTTAAAATGGCTAACAACACCTTAATCGAGGGTTATAAACCTGACGGACATGGTGTTGGTATGGCTAAGGTATCTACTAGCGGTAACGTAGAACTTGGCGATAACTCCGTTAATACGTTTGTTAAAGGTAAGGAATTTAAACACTATGATGGTACAGATAGTTTCACAGTACTTACCACCAAACATTACGGAACGGCAATTTATAAGAAAAAGGATGTAGACGATAACTTTGTTAAGAAAACAGAAGTAGACCAGTTAGGTTTTCCGTACTCTAAAGTTGATGCAGCGAAAGACTGGAACACATTCACAGAACAAGGTGCTATTGAAATCAACTTTGATGGTGGTGCTAATAATCCACCACGTTCGCATAAACAAGGTATGTTAATTGTAATGAACTTTGGCAAAGGTAAGATGATAGACCAAACATTCCATGCGTTCAATGGTGAAACATACCACAGAATGTTTATGGCTGATAAATGGAAATCTTGGGGGAGAGTACAAACATCATTAAATAGCCGATTGAAATTGTGGAGTGCTACTGGTGGAAACGAGGTGTATGTTGAATAATGCCTAATCTGAAAGTTAAGAAAGGAAATGATACATTAACATTTGGACTGACCGATAATGTGCGTGATGTTGGTGATAGACGATTAACCTTTGTGATTGGTGGTAAAAAATATTATGCACGATTGGGCGATACAAAGACCGCATTTGTAGTGCAACGCACATCCAATGGTAATAAAAACTATATACAAACAAGTCCAATTTCCTTTAAACCATGGGGGTGGTCGAAGTACCCAACCGATGTGAGAGGGACTGAAAAAATGTTTGTGTACTTACCCAAAGGGAGATATAGGGCGGTTGTATATGCTATTTCTGGAGATAGCAACGAATTTACAATAACTGAGTCAAAAGACATTGAAGTCAATGTATCTGTTTCTACTGGTCTTATATCAAAGGCTACATTCAATATTGACGGATGGAGAAGAGAAATGATGACAAAGGATAGTAATTTGAGCATCCAGATAGAACGAATTGGGGAGTAAGAATGATTGAGGTTGTATTAACACCTTTCATGGTTGAGGGGTTTAACGTAGCAGAGGCGGTGCGAATTTCACTAGCCATATTTACAAGTGTTGTATTGGTATTTGTTGATACATTCTTGCGTGTCTTAGTTGAGGCACGCAATTTTAATTTGGCTACTAATAGAGAATTAACCATTAAGAATATGTTCCTTGCGATTATATGGCGAGGATGGGCGAGTGTTGAAGTTAATGGTAAGCAACGTAGATTTTTAGTAAGCGGAAAACTACGAGCAGATATGACTAAGAAATTAGTTAAGTCTTATCCTTGGTTATTCCTCTTATCATTCATCCTATTAACATTGCCGGATGTGGATATTCCTATGCTAGGTCGCATTGATGTGTTCTTGTCTACATTGTTGTACTTAGTACCTATTATGGTTGAGTTAGCATCTATTGTAGAAAATATGATTGAACTTGAATTTGTGGAAAGTTCATGGTTTCAACGTGCAATGAGTTTAGTTAAAGAGTTGATAGCGTTCGTTAAATCAATAAAGGATGCGATTAAATGAAAATTCATTATGAAGATACTATAACTTTATTAGCACTTGCAGCCGCACTAATCATGACTATTTATCTTGAACAAAAAGATTTGGCAAGCGTAATAGTTGGTGTGTTAGGTGGTTATATCGGTGCTACTGGCGGTGTTAAACGTTCCCAATATATGAATGGGGGTAGCAATGACAAAGAAAAGGAGTAATTACAATGGCTGAATTAGGACAGTTAAGTGCTGAATATGAAAGTAATGGTGATCCAGCGTGTGTATCTAGCGGTTACAATGATGCAGGCGGTATCTCTTATGGTACGTATCAACTAGCAAGTAATTGTGGTAGTGTTGATGCATTTTTAGGATGGGGATTAAAACAAGGTGGATTTTACACAGATTATGCAAGAGCCTTGATTGATAGTGGAGAAATCAATTCTGATGGCTTTATTGCTAAGTGGCAAGAACTAGGTACACTTGATGCGGTAGGCTTTGAGAAAATGCAGCATGACTATATCAAGTCCGCATACTACGATGTAGCGTGTGAGTACCTAAGACAAAATATGTTTAATGTAGAAAAGCATTCTGATGCATTAAAGGATGTAGTGTGGAGTAGAGCGGTACAATATGGTACTGGTGAAATCGTCAATATGTTCAACGATGCATTAAAGCTAATGGAAAAGGCATTGAATATTGAGTTGCCTAACTTATCCTACATTGATGATAAGCGGTTTGATTATGACCTTATCGCTGGCATCTATGATACGTGCATGAGCCTTGAATGGAATAGTAGTGCATTAAGGGATAGCCTAAACAATAGATTTTCCGATGAGAAATTCAAAGCGTTAAAAATGCTAATGGAAGAGGTAGAGGGGGCATAGGTGAATGTTTTATCTACGTAAGGTACTAACTTATATCAAAGCACATAAACGCACCGCACAGGTGCTAATTCCGATGTTTATATTTATATTAGTGTGTATGGGGTGCTATCATCTGTATAAACAAAAACAGATTGAAAAGCCTGTTGTAATTACACAACAACAAGCTAAATCACCTATAGAATTATCAAAGGCTATTCATGTAACAGAACAACAAGCACAAGAAGTTATTTCCATTAAGGAAAGAACTCAACCAGTAGCGACTTATTACACACAAGCACCTACTGTAGAAAAAGCTGCAGAAAAGGTTAAACAGGATATTGCACATAGCAACCCTAATTTACCTAAAGCAGCTACAGAAATATCTGATAGAACGGCAGTAGTAGCTAACACAGATGAACAAAAAGTAGATGTTTATAAAATTAAGCTAGATAAACCGCATAGTATATTAGCTGGTGTAACAGTAATGACTAATGGTGAGGTATACGAAACAGTAGGATATGAGGATAAACGATTTGAGGGGTTGGCGCACTTTAAAGGTTCAGAATTTAAAGGTGCATCCGCATTAGTAAAAGTTGTGAGATGGTAGGTGATCCAAATATCTCCGAGTTGCACGGATTGCAACAATCAACTGTTAGTTGACAGTTGGAGTATGGTTTGTGAGTAGAACTAGATAAACAAATTGAGGGTAGCGTAATTGCTACCCTCTTTTTTATTGCCGTCAAAAATTCGTCAAAAATTGATTTTGAAATATGATATTTTCTGTAATTGTTTTAGAAAACCACAATATAAAACTTTGATTATTACAACCTATTTTGAAATTTAAAATAAAATCAAGCAATATAACCTTTTATGATCGATAAGAATGTAGATACACCACCAACTGTAGAAAATCTATATAAAGAAGGTTATCTGACAGAACATGTTAAGACTGCAAAGGATAAGGAATATACCATTACTTATGAAGTGGTTAATGGCGGTACGGCAAAAGCAGTTGTAGTTAAAGCACCTGATGCACCTTAACGTAACTTATATCTAGAATTTAGCATCTAGCATCTAATATCAGTATCAAGTAACTAGTATTTAGTATTTAATGTGCATGTATTAATGATAGGAATGTAGTTTTAGGTTTTCATATATATGTAGATTTAGGTTTTCATATATATGTAGTTATATCAATCGTTAGATTTACATATCTATAGTTGATTGTATGGAAGGACAAGGTATGAAAGGGACTCATTATGTTATAGCCCTGATCGTGTATATAGCATCCATAGTACTACCTATTATAGTTTCATCCCAGGTAATATCCTTTATTCACGTTGCTTTGTATGCTGTGTTTTCACTCATCATCATAGCAGGTGCTACCATCGATATGCATTACTATATATTACCTGATGAAGGGGCCTTAGTGCTTGTTATAGGTGGCATTTTGTACAGCTTTCTAAATGATAAGTCTATGCTTATAACAATCTTAAGTGTTATGACTGTAGGTGCTATTACATATGGACTTCGTCTTATTAGTCATAAAGGTTTTGGACTAGGCGATGTGAAATGGTTTTCTGCTATTTCCATGTGGCTTACGCCCTGGGAGATTATATGCTTTTTTTACGTAGCCTTTTGCGTTGGTTCTCTCTATCTCTTACTAACGAGCTATCGTAATCGATATATTCCATTTGGTCCCTTTCTATGCTTTGGTGCTTGGTGTGCCTTACATGGCGGATCCTATATGGAGGTGTTATATCAATGGTTAAGGCACAACCTATACATCATCAGTTTGGCTCTTTGTTAGCCGAGTGGATTATTGCTATTAGTTTATTTTTACTTTTGATTTCTCTGTCTTTGCCTATTGTTACGACGCCCAGTCGTTATACCTTAAATGGAAGTACTCAAGAAGTGGTATATATGTTAAAAAAGGTTCAACTTTGGTCCATGCTTGGTCATAAGTCGAATGGGAAAGGGCGCATGTTATTCATATTAAATAAAGATAGCTATACCTTAGAGGAGGATGCGCATCATCATACAGTCGATATATCGTTACCTACAGGGATTGAAAACGTACAACCTTTAACGATTATTTCTTTTTCTTCTCTAGGATTACCTTATGATGGAACGGAACTTATTTTACGAGATCGAGAAAGTGGTGAGAGAAATCGTATATGGATATCTGTGCAGACGGGACGTATTCGATGGGAAGAAGTACATTAAGGGATTTATGTATGGAGATGCCTTAGTATCAACAGCCATTATTATGTTTATATTGCCTGTTATACTATCTGTATTTTGGATGGCTACCTTGACAATTTATAAGGCTTATTATTGGGATCATATAGTACAAGATACTGTAACATATTTAGAGGAAAGTAAGTCCCAGTATTACAAAACAGGTCACATTCAAGAAGGGATTCATAACTCTCAATTTATTATGAGCCCTAGGGAATCTATTACTTATAAAACACACATAGAACCTACCGTAGAAAATGGCATTGCCCTACAACGATTAACTGTACAGGCCATAGATAATGAAACTATTGTGTATAGCTTATCGCTCTTTTTGGAGGAAATACGTTGA